GACCACGTAAAAAGTGTAGACATGAACATGAAACGGAGAGTAGGTAATGAATAAGAAAGATTTAGAAAAACTTGGTTTGACTGCTGATGCGCTGGAAAAAGCCGGCCTAAAAGCCGATGTGCTGGACGAGATCATTGTCTTGCATGGTAAGGATATCGAGAAACACAAGACTGACTTGGAAACAGCGCAGAAAGAAGCGGAAGGGCTGAAAACACAGCTTACGGAAGCCAATAAGCAAATCGAGAGCTTCAAAAGTATGGACATCGAAGGCGTTAAAAAGAGCGCAGAAGAATGGAAGACCAAAGCAGAAGCCGCTGAAGCAGAAACAAAAAAACAGGTCTCGCAGTTGAAGTTTAACAATGCGCTTGATAAAGCCCTGGCAGATGCGAAAGTCAAAGATGTCGTCTCAGTCAAAGCTCACCTGAAAATGGATGCGCTCAAGCTGAACGATGACGAAAGCATTTTAGGCCTGAAAGAGCAACTTGATACTCTCAAAACCGAGAAAGATTTCCTGTTCGAAAGTGACACCAAACTCCCCAAGATTGTGCTTGGGGCAGATAATCGGCTCGGAAACGGTGATGGCGGAACATTCGCCGATGCCATCCGGGAAAAACTAAAAGTTCAAAGTTAGGAGTATTAAACTATGTCTATTACACTCGCTGAAGCTAAGGCGTTATCTCAGGACAAGTTGGCGAATTTCATTATCGATGAATTTCGCCAGTCTGCGCTCATGGATTCGATGGTGTTCGATAACACTATCAAGCCCCAGGGCGGCTCAACCCTGACCTATAACTATAACCGCATTACCACGCAGCCGACCGCTGCTGGACGTGCAATCAACTCAGAATTTGTACCCCAGGAAACCAAGACTACCCAGGTTGGAGTAAACCTCAAGGTCTTTGGTGGTTCTTTCCAACTCGACCGGGTAATCATCAATGATGAAACCCAGGTCGTAGATCATATTCAATTCCAACTTCAACAAAAAATTAAAGCCACTCGCGCTCTGTTCGCCGATTGGGTTATTAACGGTGACTCCGCTGTCGATGTCACCAGTTTTGACGGGATCGATAAAGCCATTACTGGATCAACTACTGAGATTATCCCAGCAGCCGCAATTGATCTATCCACCTCCGCATTGATCGACACGAACTGGAAGCTGTTCCTCGACACTCTGCGCCGAACGCGCGCCAAGCTCGATGGAGCGCCAACCTTGTATATGATGAATTCGGATATGTTCTCTATCTTCCAGTCAGTCATGGATCGGGCTGGAATCAACCTAGCAAGCAAACAGAACTATGGCGATGAAGTTGTCCAATGGGGAACATCGCTAGTGATGAGCCTGGGTGACAAACCCGGAACTGCCAACCCGATTATCCCAATTGCTGCCGGAGAAACAAGTATTTTTGCCGCCCGCATTGCCCTTGATGGTGTTCATGCTGTATCTCCAAGTGGATCCGCTTTAATCAGCATCTATTTGCCAGATATGAATAGACCTGGAGCAGTGAAGACAGGTGAGGTGGAAATGGTTGCTGCCGTAGCTATTAAAGCGACCAAGTCCGCCGGTGTGCTGCGCAAAATCAAGATTGCGTAGGAAGGTGCGTAAATGACTAAAATCTACAGTCCGAACAATCAATTTAGCGGAATATCTGCTTCTGTTACTTTCGTAAACGGAAGCGGAGAAACCAATGATCCCTACCTGATTTCGTGGTTTGAGAGCCACGGGTATGCCATCGAAGATGGAGAGAGTGAAGAGCCGAAAGCTGTTCCGCCAGATGAGATATCCTCTGATAAACCCAAGAAATAAGGATTTGAGCTATGGCCGTATACGCGGATTATGTTTTTTACAGTACATCGTTTCTCGGAACGGCCATAGCGTCTGCCGATTTTTCGCGCCTGGCATTACGTGCATCTACGCAAATAGACCGGCTGACTTTTAATCGCGCTGCTGCGGTTGTTGCTGAAGATGAAAATGATACAACTATCAATCTGATCAAAATGGCCACCTGTGCTGTTGCTGAGGAATTACAGAAAGATATTGACAGTGGAGGTGCTGATGCTGTTACTTCTGAACGAGTCGGGAATTACTCCGTGAATTATAGTGAAAAAGCTCAAATGGCCATGTCGTTGAAGGAAAAAATTTTTGATGCGGCAGCTCTATACCTTGAGAATACTGGTCTAATGTTTCGTGGGTTTTTGGATGGAGAATAGCCGGATCATCCGGAAAGTCTGGATAGATGAAAACAAATACAGCATTGACTATTTATAACCGATATATCGATGCTACTACCCGCACAGAGAAATATCAACGTACTGTTATTCCTGCTGTATTCTGGGAAAACAGAAAAGCGGCGAACGTGATCAAATCCGGACTATTGGCAGCTGATCAAGCTTCTGTGTATGTTCCATTTACAGCTGGCATTAATCATCTTGAGCCGGCTGCATGGCAAGCGCTAACCAGCAAAACCGGAAAATGGACAATCGCAATTGGAGACGCTATCGTCAAAGGCGACGTTACGGATGAAATTGAAGGTTCATTTACCATAACTAGTCTCAAAGCAAAGTATGACGATGTTCTGATCATTACATCTGTCGATGCACAGGATTATGGATCTGTTGGTATGCAGCATTGGCAGATCGGAGCAAAATGACCCCAATTATTAAAACACCCCGCGGAAAAGTTTTCATAACCAAAAATGGGGCCGCAAAACTGGAATGGAACACCAATTTTCAACCGAAATGGCAACGGTGTTATTCAAATGCACAAAAATTTGTTGATTCAGAGATCCTCCGCTTGTGCGAGCCATATATCCCGTTGCGAACGGGGATGTTGATCAAATCCGGTATATTGGGAACTGAAATCGGCAGTGGTACTGTGCAGTGGATTGCTCCTTATGCGAGAGCGCAATACTACAGTTCCCGTAAGCCAGGCAGTCAAACTGGTCCATTGCGTGGACCCTATTGGTTTGCCAGATTTAAGGAAATACATGGAAGGGCAGTGATAGCTAATGCTCGCAGAATTGCAGGGAGCGGATCATGAGCATAATCAACGCGCTCAAGACCTATATCGCCACATACAGCGGATTGAAAATCAATGCGCCGGTATGGGTGGATTATCTCGGCGCGGATCCTACGGAATATACCATCATCCCGCTGGCGGGCGGGCGCATTGTGGAAAGTTATATCGATGATTCAAGCCTGCGCGAATACCCCTTTGCGTTTCAATCAATGGAGAGCACGGCTGATGAACTAGAACGGCTGGAAACACAAGGATTTTATGAGGCATTTGCGGACTGGCTGGAAAGTCAGACGGAAAATGGAGATCTACCAGAATTAGAAGCTGGGCAAAACGCAGAAAAGATAGAAGCAACCGGCTGGGCATATTTGTACCAGCAAGGAGATTCACAAACCGGTATATATCAGATTCAATGCCGGCTTACATATACACAGGAGTAAAAAATGAAAATCAAACGAAGTGAATTCAAGACATTCCTTAATATTTCAGCAACCGGAACTGCCGATTATGCGTTGCTTGGCGATGGTGTGACGAGTGCATCGATCAATTACAACCCTCAAACAACCGAGGAAACCTATATCCATCAGGATAGTGGCGTTACCGAAGTCGAATCTTATCGGCCAACTATGCCGGTTGAAGCAACTGCCATAGCTGGCGATGAAGTTTTTGATTATGTTGATGGGATTAGGCAGAATCGCGCTGTTCTGGATGCTGCAAAGACAGACATCGTAAATGTCTGGCTCTATGAAACGCCAACCCTGAATGAATATCCTGCCGAGAAGCAAAATGTATCGATCCAGATCGATGAATTCGGTGGGGAAGGTGGCGCGAGCGCGAAGATCAATTTCACCATTAATTTCATTGGCGATCCGGTTAAGGGCACTTTTAACCCAACCACCAGAGAATTTACGCCAGGAAGTTAATTAAAAGCCCCTATTTATTTAGGGGCCCATTCTGAAAGGTTGATTATGGACTCCATAAAGATTACCGGCATTAAGCGGATCACGATTAATGATAACCCTCAACGTGTCATTGAGTTCAACCCGTCCGATATTCTTTTTGCGGAACGGTTTTATGAAATTTACCGCGAATTTGAGCAAAAACAGGTTGAGTTCCAGCAGCGTTCTAAAAAACTAGACCAGAACAAAACCGAGCTTGATGAAAACGGTTTGCCGGCCAACTTTGAACCGGGATTGAAATTCCTGAAAGAAGTATGCACTTACATGCGAGAAAAGATTGATATATTGTTTGGTACTGGAACCAGCCAAACAGTATTTGGGGATGCCCTCAGTTTCGAAATGATTGCACAATTCTTTGAGGGCATCACGCCATTTGTCTATGAAGCGCGCTCCGAAAAAGTAAAGAAATATACCGCGAAAGGCACGAGTAACGTAATGAAATGAACATTTTAGTAGATCAATTGCCAACCGCAATAGAAGTTGATGGGAGTGAATACCCTATCAATTATGATTTTCGCACCTGCTTGCGAATACTAATGGCGTTTGAAGATCAGACC